GTTACGGAGGTAAATCATACTCCCTTAGCAGGGGAGCGCCTTCGACCACTCGGCCACCTCTCCGGTAAGCGCCTGATACGGGCAAACCATCGCAGGATCAAGGGCTTTGTGCGATTTTTCGTAAAATATTCGCTTTGCGCTGCGTCTCTATCCTTGCAGTTAAAAGCAGAACGATTCCGGTACGTGTGACACGGCGTGACACGTACAAGACACACCGGAATCTGGTTATGTTCACCCGAACTGCTTCTTGGCCTTCTGGATCAGGAAGCCCGCGATAGGCCAACTTGCAAATCCCGTAATCCATGCCGCCGCAACGACGTGGTCAACGTCCTTATCCCACGCCATATAGTCGAGAACCACGAAATACAGGATCGATGCTGCGATGAAGGAAAAGGCGAATCGCATGATCGCATCGACAATGCTCTTGGGCTTTACGAAAAGCAGACCGGACGCGGCCCCAAGCAGCGCGCCGATGTACCGATAATCATCAGGGTCCACCATCACATCACTTTCTTGAACGGCTTCGACGCGTGCGTTTTCGCGTGGGCAACGTGCATAACCGAACCCAGATGACGACGATAAGAACGAGAAATATCAAATCCGCCATCTCTGAGCGTATCCCCGATGCCTATGCCCCCGATCAGCAGCAACGCCAATACATTCATGAATTCGAGGATTGAACCGTACATTGTGATGGAGAGCGGCGGCGGGTATCCGGTGAGGACGCCGAAGCACTGAAGCAGATCGATCGTGGCCGACACCATGAAGATTGTGCCGAGACCGCGCTTTTCCCACGCCTCTTCGTGTTTGTGGGTGATGATGAAATACACCAGCCCGTCGAATAGGAACGATACGCCAGCGTCAGGCGGATACCACCCGAGCAAATCGGGACGCGGCGCATGGAGGTAAAATACTGGGCCAAGATAGGCCACCAGTACGGCCACGATCCACAGCGAGGCGCGAGGCGTTCCCCTTGACACGAGAAACGCCACCGCAGCGATTGCGATAATGGTCAGGTGATACCACTGCATCTTAACGGCCGCCCCCGAACGGAGTGATCATGCCGGTATCGCGCCGAACGAAGTCAACGCCGCCGACAGACGAGACCGAGCCGAGATCGACATCGTTGTCCTTGGCAAGCTGCGTGCCAGACAGGTGCAGCACGGCGGCAAGTTCTGCAGCCTCGGCAATCTTGCCAGAGAGCGAGCGGGCCTGTGCAAGCATGCGCTTTGCTTCCAGCGGGTTGACGAAGAAGCCGTTTTTTACAGCCTCCTCTATGACCTGCGCATAGCGAATGCCGGCGCGATAGGACTTGGCGAGATATTTATCAAGCAGGGCCTGTGCGTCCACGCCGTTGGAAACGATTTCGGATTTCTTTTCTGTGGTCGTCATGCTGGTTCCTTTTCAGCTTTATGGATGTCAGGCGGCGTTTGCTTCGAGGATGACGCCGTTTAGGTAAACCGCCGTAGTGTTGCCCGTACCCCGGTTGATGGTCATTTCGACTTCCCCGGCAGTTGGAGCAAGTCCAGTGAAATCGGCAACGCTTATGAGATTGCCAAGAACGTTGACGGTTTGCGTAACGCCACCTATGACAAAGTCCTGAAGGCGAGAGCCTGTGCCAGCGCGAGAACCCATCGCCTTGATCCGGTAGCGCTCCGAAGCATCACCGTTTGTAAGTTTGACTGCCATGCTGTCCACGGTATCGGAAAGATAACCAAGCAGAACGCTGTCAGGGAATTCAGCGCCAGGAGCGGCACCTTGGGCGCCGAAGGCAAAGGCGCCATTGCCGGCTACGGAGATATTCCAGACGTAGGAGGTCTTGAAGCCGTCCTCCGTAATGATGTCCGTAATAGCAGCGCCGACGGTTGTTCTCGCGGTGTTAGTCCACGGTGCTGGCGGTGCGTTTGCGTCAGGTCCGTGGCTGATCTTCATGCGTGACGGCAACAGGCTCGTGACGGCATCAACACGGGCCTGAAGTGCTGTCTTCGTGCTGGATGCGGGGAGAGAGCTAACCGCGTATCCGGCCTCACGCTTCAGATGGTAAAGACGCTCGGCCTCAAGCCGCTTTACCAGCATCAGAGCATAGCTATCTGGCCATCTGGAATTGCGGACGCGGCCTTCCATCGTGCGCACCAACTCTTCACGATAGGTCGTGTAGTTGCTGTAATGGATCTGGTCTTGCAGCCAATTTCGATTGTACAGCGCCCAAGAGTATAGGTTGATGCGCGAGACACCTAGTGCTTTGTCGAAGCAATCAGGGTTATCCGCAAGGATGGCAGGCCACATGATTTGCTGGTTGTAAGGTAGTGATCCATTATCAGGGGCTGCCGGCGTTACCCCGGTATATTCGCGGAAAGTGATATCGGAAGTAAAAATTTTCCAGCCAGAGAACGCGGCTACGATCTGGTCAACAAGGCTTCTCATTGTGGTCAGACTTGCCGGAGAATCATCACTGATCGGCTGAGCGTTCGTGATGTCATTCCCGATCAGGTTGTCGAGATAGACGCGGGAAACGAAAGAGCTGAACGCCGATATGGCGGGAGAGCAGTTCGCCAAAATACCGGAGGCAGTTTCGCCCGCTTCGCCAAAGTTGAAGACAATCGGATCGGAGGATGGAAATGCGGCCCGTATTGCATCCTCATACACAAGCGACAGGAAGCCGTTCGTTGTCTGGGATGCTCCCATAATCAACTGCGCATCATTGCGAACCTTGCTGGCCTGCAGCTGGTTGATCAAGGGGTAAACAGAATAGACTGTCGAAGCTGCGGGATTGTTAATCACCAGCCTCACCCAGCGCCCAGATGCGGCGGCCGGCAACGGAATTGGTTGCCGGCGCCCTGTGTAGAATGCGGTCGGAGAAACCAGAGAATATGAGATTGCCGTCCACGTGCCGTTAGAACCATCGGTGCTATCGTCGCTGTACGCAGCCGACACAGTTGCACTTGCCCCCTCGAATACGAATGAAAGCAGGCCACCCGGAGCGGCGACGGCTCCCAGCTTCCAAGCCACGGTTCTGGTCGTGGTTGCGGCGATCGGATACGATGGCCGAGATTTGTCGGAGCCAGCGGCTACAAGAGCTGCAACGAGAACGCTATCACCAAGGCTGTCATAAGCAGCGAGAACGGGTACACGCCAACTGGTGACAGGAGCAATATTCGGCAGCTTACCCGGCTTACCAGACAATCCGAGAGATAGGCCAAGTCCAAGACCGATCATTGTGCAATTCTCCTATTGTAGTCATCGGCCCATGCCTGGCAGTCTCTGGCCAGCTGGTCGCGGTTGTCGGCGGCGACATTCCAGCGCCACGAATGAATTACCCACGGTTCGTCGCGGAGCCTGACGCGCTCCATAACGGCTGTGCAGGCGGCAGGGAGGACGAGGACGGGACGGCGGGCGTCAGTCTCGCCCTTGACGACGGATGCGGCCTTGAGGCGTTGTCCGGTCGTCTGGCATCCGGTAAAGCTCATGAGGAACAGCGCGGCGGCTGCAAGGATCAGCGCTCGGATAGCCATTTCTTGTCGCTTTCATTGGGGCGGGAGAGATTGGCGTCCTTGGCGGCTTCTTCGGCCAAGCGGTCGGCCTCTGCTTCTGCGGCCTCTCGTGCCTTCGTGGCTTCGTCAGCACGTTTCGTGGCGGCGGCTAATGATTGGTCAGCCGCCTCACGCAGAGAGCGCTCCTTGTCCAGTTGAGCCTGAAGCGCATCACGTTCCGACTGCTGCACGTATCCGGCCAAAGCCTGTCGCCGCACATAGGGATTGTCGATCGTCTCGTTGTAGAGGTGTGCGAGGGCCAGCATCGCCAGCGCGCCTACCGCCATGTAGATGTAGGTGAGGACTGACATCAGACACCCTCAAGGCAGATCTTCTGCTCTTCAGCCCGACGATTGACGAGACCCTTGACGACGCGACCGCCTGCGCGGTTCCATGCCGGGATAGCGTTGCAAGCGCCCTTCAGGTCACCCTCGTTTGCCTTACGGGCAACCGTCGAGCCACAGAATGCCCCGGTCCCGATATTGTAGGAGAGCGACAGAAACGCGGTGTACGGCTTGTCAGGAATCAAATCGGGGGCCTTGAGGCACTTGCGCATGTTCGTCTCGAACTCAACAAGGGCATCGCCAAGCATGGCGCGGCATTCGTCCATGGTGTAGCGATCACCCATCTTGACACCACGGGTTTCTCCAAAGCAGACCGTTGGCACGCCTACGATATCCTTATAGGCAACCGTCTTAACGCCTTCCCATGCGCCGACGAGGGCGACCGCGCCGGCCATGAGCGCGCCGGATTTCTTCAGCCTGCTTTTACTGGTGTCTATCGGCATCAAGGCCTCCTTGCGAGATAATGCGGAACAGAGGGGCGAGAACCAGAACCGCGACCGGAACCCACCACGGCAGGTAATCGGCGGCATACGGAACGGCGTTCTCAGCGATCTGGAGAGCCGTCGCTATGTAGACAGCCCAAAGGGATGACGCGCGCCAAAGCACGCGCCGCCAATTACGGATGAGCATGGGGGAAGCCTCTATTCAGGCGTAGATGAGAACGCCGTCAGGGCCGTCAGGCGAGGCGGTCGGATTAGCCTTGAAGGCCGTAATAAGCGGCTGAGACAGCGACGCCGTGGACTGGAGCGTAATTGCCCCGTCATAGGTCAGGACGCCGATCACCTGCGTTGCATTCGGGATCGTGTCCCAGCACCAAACCTTGTGGCCTGTTGGGCCGGGGTTAGTCTGGCCGGGGGCCGGAGGCTCATTCTTAAGGCGCTGGAAAGCAACCGCCGCCTCAAGGCCGGGAACGCATGTGATGATTTCGAGATTGGTAACGCCGTTGGCGGTGCGCTCAAGCACAAGTTTGCTCATGTCCATGACTCCGTGTCCTTAGAAGTTGTAGAGGGAGAATCCGAATGTTGGCGGCGTAATCAGATTTCCGCCGGCATGATCGCGAACTTCAAGAATGGCGTAATCGCCTCCCCACTCAGCGATCGAGACGCTGACGCCGTTATTGGGAACGACAAACGGAGAGGTTTCGCCAAGATTGTGGATGAATATTGCGAGGAATGTTCCGGTATCGACGTAGATCATGCCGCCGATACGGAAAACACCTAGAACGCCTGCCACTTCCTGATCCTGAATGATTACCTGCATTGCACAGGCAATCCTCTGAGGCTCCAGAGATCCGACTGGATCTTCTGGTGCGGGCGGAAGAGAGGACAAAAACTCTTCCTCTTCCTCCGGTGTCATGTCACGAGTGATACTCTCGCCCGTCAGGGCATTGTAGATTGATAAAGTCATCCACGGATCCCCTCGAACTGGAATTCACCATTAATGCCGCCGCCAGCCGACGAAATTATGCGCAAGGCGTTTCGCGCGGTCGTTCCGATGGTGCGTTGTGAGATGTTTCGCGAAATTCTGAGGGAACTCGTGTCAATCGATTGCGTGGATGTCGACTGACAGATGCGAGCTTTATTGAAGCTAACGATATTGATCACGCCCCCTGAAACCTCGTCCCCAAGAGAGAGGCCGGCGATGGCATTCGCATCACCAGCCACTGACGAGGTTGTGCCGTTCCATGCGGTTTGTGTGGAAATGTAGAAATAGTCTGCCGTCGAAGTTAGCCAGGATGAGCCATTGTTCGTCGAGAACTGGATCAGAACGCTCTGTGCTGTGACAATGTGGTAATAGGTGCAGCGGATCATCGAGTAAGCGGAAAGATCCGTTACGGCAAACGACGTTTGACCCGTTAGGGCCAACTTTCCAATTGGCTCCCATCCGCCAGAGAACTTGTTGATTGCGGTTGCGGTCTGGAATGAAACGGAGGCGTAAAACGCCGTTCCGGAGCAAATGACATCGACCGTCGAGCCATCCAGAACTGTCAACGTGGACGCGCCGTTGATCAGCTCTGATCCATTAGGATCGATTGTGATGTCTGCGCCTTCTGCGCGAACGGTAATGCGCCAGTTGGCGCCGAGTGTTGCGGCAGCTGTCAAAGACAGGGTGGCCGTGGCTGTAAATCGCAATGTCGCGCCATCATCACCCGCCAAAGCCGTGTAGTTGGCGCTCTTCGAGACAAGAGATGTCTTGTCATCGAGGGACGCAAAAAACTGAGTTCCGTCGCAGACGATTGTCGCGATCGCCCCTTGCGGGATAATCAGTGTATCAACGCCGTTGATGGTTTCGGCCGCATTGGGGTCAACCGTGATCGCGCCGCTTTCAGCGCTAACCTTTACATGCCAGTTAAGTCCGAGTGTCGCTGCTGCAGTGAGCGATAGAGTATACGGTCCACTGAACTTGATGAAAGCATTGTTGTCATTGAGGACGGCGGTATAATTGCCCGTTTTCGAGGCATAAACCTGCTTGTAGTCGAGGTCCTGCCGCATCTGCGCCATGAGTGTGCGAAAGGCATTGTCGAAGTTATTGACAGCGGATGTTCCCTGGATACCAATGCCGCCGATATCGGTGTTGCTGTCTGGCGTGGTGCTGTAGTCAAGAAGTGAGTTCTTCGCCATTAATGGCTCTCCTTACCAAAGGCCTGCTGAACCGCTATCAACGGCGTCACGGAAGTCCTTGCTTTCGTTGTAGGCGTCGCGCCCGTAGTCGTTCAGGCCGCCATAGCTGCGGTCATCTGTGCCATTCGGATTGAGACGTTCAGGGGCGGCAGGGTGATATCCGCTATTGGAGAAGCTCTTGCCGAGATAACCGCCGAGGAGGCCGCCAGCTGGGCCAAGCAGCGCGCCGCCAAGGATAGCGCCGCCGAGTGTCCCGAGAATGCTGCGGTTGCGCATGTCGCTCGTGGTCTGCGCGGCGATCTGTTGCTGACGTGCCGAAATCTGTGGGGCAGAGACGGCGCCCGTTGTCATCTGGGATATTGAGCGAGCAGGCGCAGCTTGCGCGACAGCCACGGATGGCTGAACGCCGACAGACGGCTGAACGGAAACCTTGGGGTCAACGTAAGCAGGAACTTCGGTAACGGCTGGCGGAATATTCGGCAAAATCCCGACTGACAGCTGTTGATCAAGCAGGCCACGCTGAAGAGCCGCCTTCCCTTGAGCTACAGCATTGGGAGATGCAAAGCGGGTAGCGTCGAACGTGGGTGAAGTCGGAGCAGGCCCGAAACGGCTCGCATCGAATGGAGACATGGCTACCTCTTGCAAGGGGGCGCGTTGAACGGAGGAGAGAGGCGCGGTGTAGGTAGGTTCGGGTCGAGCCGTGGGGGTCGGGATGCTGCGAATGTCGGGCGCTATTGCGTTTAGGAGGCCGACATCCTTGCCGTATGTTCCCTGAATGCTGTTCAGCTTCGACCCGTATTTGCTGTCTGTGGCATAGCCACCCGGCTTGCCTGCCCCGAGTGCAGAGACCGCTTCGGCAAAGGTTGGCGCAGACAGTGCGCTTGACCACTTGTTACCGACAGTAGAGGCCCAATCTCGAAGTGACTGGACGGGGCTGTCATAAGCGCGGAAGCGATCGGTGATGTTCTGCCTCTTGCCGCCTACCTCTTCCCATGTTCGGGCGTTTTTTGTAGGGCCAGTCCACGACGAACCGGCCTTGACGCCGAAATAGTTGTTGCCGGCCACACTGCGGCCGAAACCGGTTTCAAGCGACGCTTGAGACGCCGCGAGATGGGCGCGGGTGTCATCCAGCCCTGCGGCCTTCGCGTGGCCGTATACTTCGTTGTAAAATTCTTGGCGTCTGTCCATGGGGCATCCTTGAAGGAAGCTGAAACTTCGCGTATCCTAAGAAGTCTTTTCGAAAGGTCCGGGGATGAAGAAGCTTGTTGTTTTGGCAGCGATTGTTTTCGCGCCTCTGGCGGCCAATGCCGCAGATGGTTTTTCTACTGTCGATGAGTTTCAACCGGACTTTGACAAAGCAAAACCTTGCAAAGAGATCGACGGTCGCAAAGTTTGGAAGGGTGAGAAGGCTTTCTACATCCAGGCTTACGCATTCTCGACTGGCCAATCAAAAGCGCTAAGCGATGACGCCGCTTCTACCGTTGTCAAATCAGATCAATCCAAAGACGTGATCGACCTATACGAAAGGGCCTGCCGGTGAGAGCAGCATTTCTATCCTTGTTTGCAGTTGCTTTGCTACCAAGCTGCGCCGCTGAGCGGCCGGCTGTTGGCCCGGAACTTGCTTCAATCCGCAAGACCTGTGAAGGTTACGGATTTAAGGTTGGCTCCCAGCAGCACGCCAATTGCGTTTATCAGATGGATCAAGAGCGCATGGCCTCAAATCGGGACAGGCGTATACGATTTGCAAACTCAATGAGCATGATGGGTGCCGGCATTCAGGCGCAGAACAACATGAACGCGCTCAACAGGCCGATTAACACCACCTGCTCGCGCAATGGCTATTACACCAACTGCACGAGCTTTTGATGGAAAGACCGGACGCATGGACAATCATCGGTCATCTTCTAGCGGTAGCGCTTCTGATGCCTTTGGGCATATGGTTGAAAGCCAATTACGCTCAATCACTTGGCGCGTGGACTTTGTCCTGGTTCTATTGAGCCGACATTTGGGCGCCGAGAACAGCGCCGCTTCTTGACGGAACAGCGAGAGCGTTACTCAGTGCCTCGATAGCCTTCATGTATGCAGGCTGCCGCGCTGCTTGGCGAACGGCGACATTAAGAGCGCCGCGATTGTTGCTCGTCAAAAGCTTTGCAACCTGCTGCATAACGTTGTTATCCACGCGCTGCCCGAGATATCGCGCACCACGCATAGCCGCCGCTCCCGCCAGTGCGCCAGACCAGTCACCAGTAAGGAACGCGCCGCCACCCGCACCAATCCCGAGTTCGACAAGCTGCCGCGCCGTGGTGGAATTGCCCATAGCGCCACGCAGACGATCGGCTAGATCCTCCACGCGGACATAGGCTTCAACTTCTTTCATTCGCTGAGGGCCAAGCACCAATTCCATAGAGTCCCTAGCCGACTGGCTTTTGAAGACGGAATTGATAACGTTGGTGCGATCGCCGGAAGACCTGATCTTGTCGATCAACTCGGAGGCATAGCCGGTTGCGAATGCCTCACGCTCCGGCGCTTTCATAGACTCGAAGCCCTTCTTGGCCTCCGGTACAAGGCGTGGCGTATTGGCAAATTTCTTCCCAGCCTCAAGCGCGTCTTCCGCACCGAAGAAAGCAGCGGCACCAGCGCGCGCAGTCTTGTACTGCGGCACAATCCCGTCAAGTTCGTCAACAAGTGCCGACTTCAGCGCCGTTAGATCCGCAGCCAGTGCGTTCTTTCCTGCGCGCCGAGCGGTGCCAATGCCGTCATCAAGGTTGATTTTGACTTGGTTCCAGAACTCAAGAGACGGCGTTACCAGCGTTCCGTCTGCCTTTCTCGTCAAGACATATGCGCCGCTACTGTTCTTGGTGAACGGATTGCCTATCTCCTTGAAGCCCTGCGTTGCGGCACGGTCGGCTGATCGTTTCGGGACCTGATCGACGGCGCGGCGGAAAGATGGGGCCTGCATCAACTCTTGAATGCGAGGGGTGAACACCTGCTGAGCTTCAGGCGCCATAAAGGCTGCATTGTACGCTGGCCGGTTTACGATCGCCGCATTGCGCTTGAGCGTCTCCTGATATGTCAAATCATCGACCTGACCGCTCGTAATGCGCTTGATGAAGTCCATGGCGCGGTTCGACTGAGACCCGAACCGGTCAGAGGCAACGTTCTCGATTGCAGCGCGGGCTTCAGGTGACTGGTTAGCTACCGACCGTGCAAGCGCACGTGTGGTTTCTCCACCCCTGTCAGCGTTGATGATAGGCACGTTGTTGACCGCTGCGGCGGCCTCATCCGCGCTGCTGAGCAATGATCCTGGATTAGCCTGCGCATCGCGAGAGAGCGCCATACCGACGCGTCGGCTTGCTTCGTCGGCAGGGTTCAGGATGGCATTAACCGTGGGACGCACACGATCACCTATAGCGCGACCAGCGGCAGAGAGGCCAGCGCCAACAATCGGAACTGCGGCGCCAATACCGGCGCCTATCTGCGCGCTTCCAATCGCCCCATCAACACCCTGACCGCGAACAAGAGCGTCAGCGCCAGAAATTGCACCGCTGGAAAGACCAGACATGAGGGCGCGTTGCCCGAGACTTTTACCGGTGATGCCAAGCAAACGCGCTCCCGTGGCCGTTGCGCCAATTGGTGCCATTGCGCCAATATTCCCGACCACGGCGCCGGCCAGTCTGGAACCGGGGTTTTCCGCCTGCGCGGCTTCCGTCGCAACTCGACCCTGTTTCAGGTTGTTGGCATAACTATCACCATCAATAGCGGACGCAATGCCTGCGGCTGTACGTTGGGCGCCACCAAGCAACGCAGGCCCGACGATGGGGAGGTCTCCAATAGCGCCGGTCAGGAATGCACCAGCCTTGCCGCCAATACCCTGCTGCTCTTCTTTTGCAAGCTCAGCCTGTCCTTCCTCGAAAGAAAGATGGCGACCGCTGGGCGTGGGCTTTGCCGGCTCGTCATTCGGGCCTGCCTGTTTAGCGGGGCCAAGAGACGCAGCGATCTCGTCAACCGTCGCATTCTGCTCTTCCGGCGAGAGGGAAAGGAACGAATCGTCCACCTTCACCTTTTTGCCGTTGATGTTGAGTGTTACGCCCTTTGGCTTTCCCGCATACATACCTTCTTGCTGCGTGTGCAGACTTTCTGCGTACTTGGTAGCGTTTTCAGGGGTATCGAATATACCAAGGTTTTGGCCGGTCTGATGATACAGGTTCACGGCGTCATCATCTGAAAGGACACGACCATCCGGTGAAACTGTAGGGATCAGGATTTCCCGGCCATCTTCGTTAATCGACATGGATCGGACGGTGCTAATAGAGCCGTCAGGGTTTTTGACAACTGGTCGCTTTGAAAGATCAATGTTCCCCGGGGAAAGAAGACCAGAAGCGTTTTGTGTCGCCATGTTGAGTGTTGCCATCAGGGTTCAACGCTCCAGCTTACGCCCGAAGACGTGCGATTGCCTTTTGCCGCGCCACCAGACGGAGCGCCGCCACCAGCCTTTTGACGGGCGCGCGCAAGGCCTGTCTGAACGATAGTGCGGAGTTCTCCGAGAGCCTGGCGATAGTCCGCCTCACTCTGCGCCGTGTTAAGGCGCGCCATGGCTTCCGTCGCCTTCTTGCCTTCAACTTCGGTGATCTGGCCACCGCCGCGAAGAGCGTTATAAGCCTGAAGGAATGACTGGCCACCGATCTGGTCCATCTTTGACTGCACGCGGGCAGCATCGGAGGTCAAATTAGGCATGCGGCCCTGAACCGAACCAACCATGCTATCGAGATAAGGGTCGCTTGCAAGACTATCGATCGTAGACAGCATATTGTTGCCAGCTTCTTCGACCTGCGGCAGCGCGGCGCGCGCATCTCCCAAGGCCTTGCCACCGGCCTTCTGCTCTTCGGCGTCGGCAAGGTTCTTCGGGATCTGGCCAATAGGCTGTCGCGTGATTGGGTCAAGCAGAACCGTATGCGTGCCGGCGTCAATGCGAATAGGCTCTTTCGACAGCGTCACCCCTTCGGGGAGAGCCGTGCGCCGAGACGTGCCGCCCTTGCTCAACTGGATGATAACGGGATTGCCATTCGCATCCGTGCCATACTGAGGGTTCAGACCATATTCCTGGTCATCCGCGCCACCAACGCTAGCCGGAGGAGTAATCCACTGGCCATTGCTTGTATCGTAAAGAGCCTTACCCACTGCCATGTAGTTGTTTTTCGGCTTCTGTGCCTCAAGCTTCTGCTGATAGTAGAGCTTGTAGGCATCGCCGGCGCCAAGCGTTCCGCTTTCGACAGCCTGCGCAAGCTCTGGATTAGCCGCCTTCAGGAACTCAACCGTTTTGTTCAGTTTGCGCGCGTCGGAAAACCCCTTGAGGCCCATCGCTGCCTGCTCGTTCCCGGTTCGGCCAGAAAGAAGACCAAGACCAGACTGAAGCAGGGCATCGCTATTTCGCTGAACGCTGGGGAACAGGTTCGAGGCAAAATTATCAAAAAGTGCCATGTCGTATACCCCTTAGAACAGGCCACCAAGAAGGCCAAGACCTGACAACCCGTAGCCAGCAGCAGTCAAGAATGGGTTTTGGCCCGGCTGCGTTGTTGTCTGCGTGCCACCCATGGAACCGGCGCCCGTCGCAATAGCATTGAGGCGACCCAGCTGCTCCCACGGCTTGTTCTGGTTCTCGTTGAAGATGCGCAACTCGTCATTCTTGTAGCGGGTGGCGAGGTCTTCATTCATCGCGCCGACGTTCATCAGATCCTGATTTGGTGCATTGAGGCCGGTATAAGCGGCGCCCAGGTTGCCAAATCCCTGCTGACCCATGTTGAACAGGTTCGTGTTCGCGGAATCCCTGCGGCCCTGCCAGTTGCTATAATCGTTGAATATCGTGCTGTTGGTTAGATCGCCAATGTTCTTCGCAAGCAGGTTCTGGTTTGCACCAGAACCATACCGACCGGCGGCCGATGCGTTCAGATTGACGCTGTCACCGACCTTGGAGGCCTGCGCGTCGAGAACCTTCTGAAGCTCCGGCGAGACAGAATAGGAGGAGTTTGCGAGGTTCTGCGTGTTGCGCAGCGCGTCCTGCTGGGCAGCATTATAGCCACCGCTGTTAATGACACCCTGATACTGCCCAGAGAGGCCCGCACCGCCTGTGTTGGCGTTGGCATTGTTCTCAATGTTGCCCATGGCCTGCGTCGTCTGGGAGGCCCACGGAACGACCGTAGAGCCATCATAGACCTGCGAACCAATGCGCCCGTTGTACAGAGCCTGCGCGCCGCCAATAGCCTGATTGAGAGCGGGCTGCGCCCCGGACCAGGGTTCGGAGGATTGCGTCTGCGTTGTCTGCTTTCCGCCACCAACCATATTAAAGCTCCATCACGTAGGTTGAGCGAATTTTCTTCGGCTCATCAAAAATTCTGGCCCATCCGTCGCGACCTTCAGCGACAATTCGCCCCGCACCGTTGGACTTCGCCATGTCAGAAAGGAACGCTTTGACGGCAGCGCCCCACACATCCATCTTCTCGCCAACCAGAGACAGGACACGAAGAACCGCGCCGTTGCTCCAGCGTTCGAAGCGGACGATTGCAGCCATCAGCAAACCTGCCTCATCGCGCACAATCACAAGGAAGGCATGACCGGATCGGCACATTTGCCAAAGCTCACCGGTCGAAAGGTCGTCTCCATACTTCTCCATGATGGCATCAAACCGAGGGCCGACCGTCTGCCACAGCGCATCAACGTCAGCGATATTTGCGATGTAGATGTTCATGATACCTGATACGTCAGCACATAGATGAGCGTGACAGTCACCGAAGCGGCGCCGACTGCCTTTATCGAGTTGCCTGCATCAAGGCGAACAGGCAGATTGCTCTCAACCTGCGTATCGTTTGCTGCAACGGACTTTCTCCAGATAAGGCGGTCAGTTGTGCCGTCATTCCAGTATAGTTCGCAGTTTACCGCTGATCCGGTAGGGTTGACGAAAGACCACGACGCGAGCGTGTTCGTCCTGTCGTCTGCGACATCTCCGATAAGCGTTTTCGATGCGCCGGCAAGCGCTGTGCAAACCGGCTTCCGAATATTGCCGGAGTAACTGGCGTTGACGCTCATTGCTCACCTGCCTCTTCGAATGTCGCCTCGATGTCGGAGATGATTGACCAGTCGGTACCCGAAGGGATTGCGCACGAAAACTTGTGGAGGCGCCCATCCTGACGGAAACTCAACAATCCAGCGCGATTGACTGTCTGCGGGGCAGATGCAGTGCCGGTATCGCCGTGATACCCATAAACAGCGTCTGTAACGGAGAAACCAAGCGCATCAGTGATGACACGTGCTGATCGGCAGAACGTCCGTATGACCGGGTCCGTCTCGACAATAGCTGTTTCGAGTGTTGCACCCAGGTTCTCGCCCGAGAAGAATGCAAGCTTATTGTCTGAAGTGAATGTCGCCATTGTAGGACGGCCACCAAGGAAAAGGCGGCTGTCGAAAGGTTCGGTAACTGCGTCTATAGAAGAATACAGCGTGGCAAGGCCGTCCCATGTCACGCCGGGGGTGACCAGAGACATCATCTCGCCTACCTGCAAGTCAGTCGTGCACCAGCGATCAAGCTGCCAATCGTAACCAAGCCGGCGAAACGTGCCGTCTGTCTTCTGGTATTTCCACCAGATGATCTTTTCGAAAGGGTCTGCCGACCCCTGAACCTCACCAAGATAGGTCATATCGACCTGCGACAGAAACCACTTGTCAACCCGCTCTGCGCCAATTGGCTTTCGATCCGCGCCGGCAAAGAAACCATCTTCGGACAGGTAGAAGAACATTCCAGGACCGATAGAGACGATCGATCGGGGAGAAATAGCCCCCTGCTTCGGGTTCAGCGTCTGGCGAGTGAAGGTGTAGCCCGATGACGGAGAGAATACGAAGAAGTGCATGGCGCTGCGGTTGATGACATAGAAGCCATTCTGCTCACCGAAGCCGCCCATAATTTCCTCGCCTTCCGGCAAGACCTGCTCGTCGGCGCCCTTTTCGCCAATCGTCCAGAACTCAATATCGTTGACACCTGACCAGCGGATAGTCTTTTCGCCGTTGGCGCCGCCGAGATAACCAAGGACGAGAAAGTCACCCGAAACCCACGAGTATTTCGCCTGCGGCGGTGATCCAGCAAGATCCACGCAATTCGTGGCGGCCTCGATGTCGTATTCCTGTATCGGGTCCGAAATATTGTGGATCAGCAGCTTCGTGCCGAACACAGTGAACGTCCACGTGTCGACCAGATTGAGGTTGTACGGCGCCGATGGACCCGAAATGTCATCCCACGAATAATCCGTCGTGTTCAGCCGGTAAATGTTGGTCGCCGTGGCCGCTATGATGGAATAGTTGCCTGAACTGTCGCGAACATAGACCGCGCCACGGCATGCCGCTGGCAGCGCTGCCGAGATGATTGACAGTCCCGGCATAGGCCCCCAGCCGTTGGCAACGGGGAAGCAGTTTATGACGTTCCCACTGACGGCGGCGTTGAAAACGCTCTTGTCAGGCTCAAACGGGCCGAAAGCGAGCCTCATACTGCCGTATCCAGGTTAAAGCTGTAGGCTGTGCGGCGGCGAAGCATGGGATCAACCGTAAGGACACCGCGCTTGCTCTGGGCATAGGTGCTTTTTGCCTCCTGCAAGCCCTCTTCAAGAACCGTCTTCCACATCGCGCCGTCTTTGACGGACTTGGTGTAGAGGCAACCCCACACGATTGATGCAGCAAGGTAGACGTCGGGGTAGTTTGTCAGAAATTCATTCGTCGGAACCGCGTCGGAAAGCGCAAACCGTCCCTGATAGGTGAAGCGGAACGTGTAAGGCACATCGAGCGCGCGGTCGAAGCGGATATAGGAATAGCGGTTGGCTCCGTCGATAACCTCTTCAATGCACCACTGCGAAGGCGTGGCGGCTATATCGAAGTATGGGAAGGAACCCTGCGGCTTTGGAGTGATGGAAAACTCATGGATCACGCCGTCAACATAGAGCGAAACAGGCTCGATGATGTTCATGGCGGTGATGTCGATGTAATTCTGGTTGGCGACGCCGTTCAGAACGATTGTAGAGGCGATGGAATCGATCTGCCGGTTCAGCCGGGCCTCTGCGAGAGCAATAAACTCTGCCGCTTTGCCAGAGATATCATTGCGGGCCATATAGTCGGAAATGGCCGCCTGAAGCTCGGTGTAGTTTGTGATTGCCATCGTCGCACCTCGAAAAAATGGGGGCCATTACAGCCCCCACAGTTGGGGAGAAGGTTACGGGGTGCCAGAGAGGCGCGTGGCGAGACGCGGATCGATGGCCTTGACGCCGTAGAGAACATCGAGACGCCATTTGCTGATGTCGTTCGTGCCGTCGTAGTACGGGACAAGGCGCACGTTGATGCCCTTGTACGACTGGCGGGACACGTTGACGGCACCCTGCGGTGCTTCCATCGGAACCGTGACCAGAGCGAACGCGTTCTTGTGGAACACGAGGTTCTGACGGTAGCCAGCGCCACCCGTACCGAGAACGGTAATGGCGGCATTGTCGGCAGGCGCTGCGGAAACGGTCTGCTGGGCGCCGGACGTGATGATCGGAGGAGTGATCGTCAGCGTGGAGGGGCCAGTAGACGCGCCGGAGTCAGCATCGGCAACAACCGAGAACTGACGCAGGAAGGGCAGCGTTGCCTTCGTGACCGGGTTGACGGCAAAGACGTTGGCGATCGTGAACACGTCACCAGCCTTGAGAATGCCGGTGGTGGAGTTCGTCCAGCCATCGGTAATCAGGGACTGAGTGAATGTGTCTTTGACGCTGGTATATGTCACATTCTGGTTGGCGCCGTTGACCAGCGGCGTACCAGTCGCAACACCAACGGTGTGCGTCGGCACGTTCTGAGCTTCGAAGGTGTTGATACCACCGATGCGACCCAGAGAACCTTCGCGATATGCTTCTGACGCCGCCCCCTGAATGTATAGTGCGGTCTGGGAACCGAGCATGTTCCAGTTGTCCGCTGGAGACAGAATGGCAGAACGATCACTGGTTGGGACAGCCAACTCGCTAAGTCGTTCTGGAGCCTTGGAGAAGTCGGAATAGGAATTGACGACGTTGCCAGGAGTGCCAACCCAAGACGGGACACTCTTGTAAAGGCCCATCAGATCAACGTCGATCTGGTTCGCAAGCTGCACCATTGCGGGCTGGATGACGCGCTCGGACAGTTGGTTCATCGACAGGGCCAGTTCCTGAGAGGTGAACTGGAAGTCGATGCCCTTCTGCTTATTGACCACAATGGTGGTCGAGCCTTCTTCCACATCCTGGGTGGATGCGGTCGCCCCGTCACGAACAGTGAAGTCGGTCGGCTTGCGGATCGTGATCGTAGTTCCGATCTTGTAGCCGTTCGGGTTCCGACCATATTCTTCGTCGTAGCCGCGATGCACTTGCTTTGCCATGACGAGGTTGTTTTCGAGGATCATGACCGCCTCTTTGGCGATCATTGATACGGTTTTGACGCTATTTGCCATGAGAATGGTCCTCTAAAAAGGATGGGGTTAGAGCTTGGCTCCTTGAGCCTTGCGATAAGCCACGTACTCGTCCATGCTCATGTCCTCCGGGTTCTTCGAGACCGCTGGCGATGCCTTGGCGGTGACGGTCTTCAGAGGCTGGGCCGGTTTTGGTGCTGGCTTTGGTGCTGATTTCTGCTGCTGGAGGAGCTTTTCGCCCAACATTGCACGATGCAGGACTTTGTAGATCTGAGGCGTCATCGAGGCGCGGAGTTGTTCGGCGGTAAAGCCGAAGTCCGTCGCAAACTTCGTGACTTCCTGATCCACTTGCTGGTTCCAGCCGGGAATTTCTCTCTGCGCGAACTCGGCGGTTTGGTGCAGGCGGGTGGCAATGTCTTGCTCCGCTTTTGCACTACGTTCGGATTCGGCGTTTTGCAGGTATTGAGCGACCTGACCGCGCTGCTGCTGAAGCTGCTGGAATTGCCGCCAGTGCGACATCGCACCAACGGGGTCTTCCTGCTCAAGTCGGTTCCAGTCGAGGCCTTCATACTGCTTCAACTGGCTGTCGACGTTCATCATCACGGCGTTAGCCTCGATGAATTCCTTCGAACTCTGATAAACCTTGGCCGCTTCTTCGCGGACGGTCTCAGCCTCCTTGCGCATCTCTGCGACTTCCTGCGTCTTGCGGGTGTAATCCGCATTCATCATGAAGCCGGCCTTTAGCTTGGCAGGGACGTTGAACTTTTCCCCGTCAAACTCGATTTCCACCGTCTCAGGCTCTTGAGGCTCGGGGGTTTCTGCACCTTCTTCAGTGCTTTCACCGCCTTCCGTCTCAGCCGTGGTTTCTTCAGTCGGTTGTTCGGTATCAGTAATTTCAACAGGCTGTTCTTCCTGCTCCTGAACCGGTACAGCGGGCTGCGTGGCCTCGGTTGCTGGCGTGACCAGTCCTTCGCCGGGTGCTTCCGTCGTTACAACTTCCATTTAAGATCGACTCCTTAGCGGTTGGTCGTGGGTGGATTTTGGGGAGCGGCAGCGTCGATCAGCCTGAGGCCTGTATCGACTTGCTGCTGCTTAAGGTCGCCTTCGACTTTGAGGCGATTGGTTTCGGCGTCGAACGCCTTTATGTCGTGGCCCTGCTTGAGCGACTGGTTTTCGCTGGCCAGCTTCTGGATTGCCTGCTGCATCTCCTGCAATTGTTGCTGGATTTGCGGCGGTATCTGGTTTTGCTTGGCCGGGTTCATGGCCTCGAAGCGCTTGGCAATCTCGTCTGCGCCTGGCCAATCGAAGTTGCGAGCCATGATGTCGGCAACGAATGGAGCCGCCTGCGGGAATGCGCGGACAAGCTCCGTCATCTGTGCTGCCGCTTCTTCACGGCGTGTGGTGAAGCTCGGGCCAGTCGTAACCGTCAGATCGTACTTGCCGACAGTAAGATCATGCATGGCCATAATGACTTCGCCGCGTTCATCCTGCACAGGACGACCATCTGGCCCCATTGCTGGCTCTGGCGTCTTGCCGTTGACCTTCACTGTCTGCGCCGAGCCATCCTCGCCAATCACGCGAATGACACGCTCAGAGGTGTAAACGCGCGGGATGAGATCAATCAGAATGCGGCCGGTATGGCGGATTGCCCGAGACAGGTTGTCGATGAAATGGAATGTCGAAACATCCCCTTCCCTCTGACGCGCCATGATGGCCTTGCCGCTCGTCTCATTGGATCTTGCACCGAGCGAGGCATCATAGATGCCCATGATGGCCTTCATGTTGTCGGATTGTGCAAGAGACTGCGATATAGCGCCTACAGCCTGACCACCGTCGAGCGGCTGGCGCTGCGGCATCTCCCCGTCATACTCAAGAAAGGCATGGCTTTGCGTGTTAGCGGTTGCCCAGCGGGTTGCATCGCTATCGAAAGTGCCCTTGCGACCAATCCACGGCGTGCGCGGGGCGAGCGCCACAAGCTCGGTTGCTGTTGACTGCCAGTAGTTGAACATGCGCTGGCTGTCTTTGGCGTCATGGATGAGGCTGCGGAAGAAGCGCTTGCCCTCGACGATGATCTCGTCACCATAAACAGGAACGATTGGGATGTAGCGCCCCGGCCATTCGTTGACCTCCAGCACATCAGCGCCGGTCATGATGGTTTGCGTGACCTTGTGGACCTTGCGAACGCGCTTATCGACAACGGTAAGCTGACCCATGGCCAGGAGGGCACGGACAGCCTGCATGTTATCGTCGGTGCCAACGTCCTCGTACTTCTCTGCCTCTTCCTCGTCGCCCTGCTCTTTCTCGGACGGATAAAGCTCATCGGCGCAATAGACGTGACCATTGGAGAGCTTGACAATTTCCTCTTCGACCTCCTCGCGGCGCCACCACTCGGCAACCATGACGCCGTCGTCATTCACCCATGTGTTGTTGAGCGCGGCCCAAGAATCTGTATCCCAATCAACCGGCTGTGCGTCCTTGTCGAGATCGGTTGTAACCGCTTCGCCATTGATGTTTTTCGCGCCGTTGTACTTGAGCTTGAAGGCTTCCTTCGACATGCGATCGACGATGAAGCAGACATTCCAGTCGGAGGAATCTGCGCTCATGCTGTCGGGGTCGCCGTATACGGAAAACTGGTTGGCGACACGGTCTATGGAAATATCCATGTCAAACGTGTCTTCGTAGGCATAATCAAGCCCGATGCGCCAATAGCCAAAGCCACCGGATACGCTCTGCTCAATTGCGGTATCGTAGGCAACGTCAGAATTCGACGTGTATTCGATGTTGCGGATCAGGCCATTGATGACATCTGCCGTCTTGGGGTCCGCACCGCTATCGACGGGGTGTACCTTGATCTGCGGCTTATTCTGGCGAGAATCGTTCACAACCTGGCGAATGAATGCCTTCATCCGGTTGACAGTCAGAACAGGACGCTGCTCAAGCTCGCGCTGCTTTACGATGTCGGACGGCCACTGCTGCGACAGACGAGAGAACTTGATGTCGTCAAGCGATGTTTGACGGTTTTCTTTCTCGTAGTCGTTGCAGCGCTGGAACGCCTTCCTGCCGTTAGACAGAAGGTCGTCCATTTTGCCTTTGTCTTTTGCCATTACGCCATCCATGATTGAGACGAGTAATTGCGCGGGTCAGATCGCTTGCTCGTAACTGGTTCTTCGTAGACGACGCACATCAGGCCGAACGCATCTGCGCTGTGAGATGACCAATCGTGGTCAGGGCCAAGGCCAATGCCTCGCTGTTCGTCTTTCTTTTCGTGGTACCAGCCGAGGGCATCACGTCCGCCTTCTGTCGTGTCGGCATTGAACCAGATGCGCGGGAACAGCCGGCGGGCTTCCTCAATGCGGGCAGACGCTGCGCCCTTGCCTTGGTTTGGAACAGTCGTTGCCCTATACCCAGCAGCCTCCAACGCACTCTTGTAAGAGACATCGAAAACCTTATCGTGAGTGTCACCGTCGTGAGGCAACCAGAACTGCGCCTTGTTCGGCTCGTAGCCACGTTCGCGACACCAGTTGAGATGCGCTGCCAGCGGCTGGCCTTGCGCCTCGTAATGGTCGAGTACCCTGATTTCCTTGCCGATGAACTGCGCAACCCAGATCACGAAGTTGTCAGCCTTGGCACCAGTACCGCCGATGTCCACGAAGAGGCGTAGCGTCATCAGCGGGTCAGCGGCAACGCGGCTTATGCGACCTTCGTTCTTCGCTGTGGTGAGGTGGTTTGCAAAATAGGCGCCTTCGACAACTGTCACAAAATCACCTTCCCATATGTGATCGTAGCTGTCGGGGCGTTCAGCCTTATCCTTCAGGCGGACGCGCTCAAGAATGGAAGGGAACCACGGGTTATCACGCCAGTTAAGCTCTACGACCTTCATGCGAGGGTCTGACGATTCCCTAAACCGCTTGTGCGTTGGGCTGGTCTTGCGCTCAGGGTTCCACGTCACCCAAAGCTCGCTGTCCTCTTCGCGGAGTGTGGGAATAAGCTTCTGCCATGCCTCTTCGGTGACTGGTTCAGCTTCATCGACCCAGCAGAGGAGAATGCGAGCTTTCGACTTGATGCTGTCAACGTTTCGATCAAGACCAGCGAACGAGTAATAAACGCGGCTGCTTCTGGTCCTGATGTATTTCTCGCCTATGTCGAAATGCTCAAGCAGCCAAGGCTCTGAGCGAATGGCGGCCTTGATCTCCTCAAGAGATGAATCAGCCAGCGAGTTCATGAACTGGCGACCGCAGAGGATTTGCCCCTCCCTGCCTGCCATGTCCCACATATAAGCGCGGATAGCGGTCATCTTGGCGAAAGAGCGTGTCTTCGCTGAACCGCGCCCGCCGTACGCTCCTCTTATGTCCGCCGAGCCGGTGAATACCTGAACAAGCTTTGGCGGCAGACGAACATCAACCGCCGACAAGCCTGATCTCGGTTATGGTCTTGATGGGGTTATCCTCGTCGCCGGCAATCTGCGTAGGGAGAACCTTGCCGAGAAGGGCCATAAACGGTCCGGGGTTCAATCGCGCTTGCTGCGTGAGGTATTCCACCATGTCGCCATCGCCAGCATTTGTTGCCGCCTGGATGATTGCATCCTTGATGAGCGTGGTAGTTTTGTTCGGTATGCCTTTAGGGCGACCCGGGCCGGCCTTGCCTTTGCCGATCTGGTTTTTTCCCGTTTCTTTAACGTCCATGTAGCACTCCCGAAGGTTGGTGCCGGAATATGTGTTACGCCAGCGCGATGATGTTTGTTGCGGTGGTTCCGGTGGAGAGAATGCGCTTGGTACGCACAGGCAGGACAGTGCCGGCGACGAGGCCAGAGAATGTCACATTGGCAAGCTTCTGCGTCGTGGGGTCGAATGCCTCACATGCAACGTTGCCATCACCGCCGATGTAGATTGCGCGGGTGTGCTTGACGAGATCTGCTCCGTCAGCTGGCGTGATTGACCACGCATAACCGGCAGGGGATATTTCTTCGAATGAACTAGGCATCGTTCTCTTCCCTATCTGGGGTTATCCTGGTCTTGCTTATGCCCCGCCATCAATAGCAAAGCGTGCTGCGACAAGAGCTTCATTAAGCTTATCCTCAAGGTCGCGCTTAGCGTCGCTGTCGGGCAGCAGTTCGAGTGCGGCAATAGCGTCGCGGATATATGTGATGATCGGGTGTTCTATCTTCGCCACGGTTGCCTCAGCGTTGTTTTCATAGCGTGATCATACACGGTCTTTATGCTTAAAGTGCCGGCCTTGCTCACTTGCGCCGAAATATGAAGGATGCAGGAACACATCCCCGGAGCGGCGGCGAGGTTCTTAGCCACGAGTGAAGCCTTGTTGCCTCGCGACCGGCTGTCGAAGTTAGGTAATCCGCTCCCATGAAATTTTTAGATGCGCCGCGAAGGTGCCTTCACCCTGTGGCGCTCTTTTAACCTGATAAAGCCGCAGGGATGATCAAATCGCTCTGGGGCTTCAATCTGCATTGTCATAACTGGTGAGGCTGGCGGGATGTCGTAATCGTCCCACCATGCCCTCTCCCGCTCTTGCTCGGTGGTGGTCATGGGGTGGGCTCCCGAAGGTCATCAAAGCTTTTGACACGCGGCTCCTGATCGTGAGGGCCGGCAGCGAAGACAACTAGGTCATCATCAGAAATCTCGCGCTGCGCTCTCAAGTCCCATCCGCGATGGATGAAATGCGGCGGGCCGAATGCCTTGATGGCCGAGTGGTATTCCTCACCCTTAAAACCGACGAAGTGGACGCATCGGTTCATCGCTCTCTCCATGTGGGCTGGTGAATGGGCTTAGGCGGCTGAGGGACGGCTCCACTCGCGCCATACCACTTCGCCGTGGTGGCGGAGAATAAAACCCTCTGGATACTCACAAAGGACTATCTTCCCGCCCTCTGATGTATCGCCTCTGAATCGAACCATGTCTTCTTCGATTTTCACCGGCTTAAACCGTTTATCGAACTCCGATTTGCCAAGATAGTATAGCGTTTCTCGCCCTTCGAGCTTAAAGGTTACCCCGTCATCGCTATGAGAAATCACCTCGTAAACCTTCCCATCGGCGGAATTTAGGAACTTCATCGGCTTCTGTTGCGCGGCTTCCTCGTAGGTCGCCTCGAAAATTTCAGCAGCAACGTTCCACTGCTCTCCCGCTGGGCCTGTGCAGATGTAATCACCATCGCGAACGAAATGCCGCCCTTCTTTGGTATCAAGAACCCAAGAGCAATCCGGTCGCTTGCGCGGATCGCCGTGGCCGTCCGAGTAGACACCCTTAGGTATTTGTCCAGTTGCGGGCAGGAATTGCTCAGCCATAACCAAAGCTGTCTTGCGATATGCCTTAAGCGCCACGGAACGTTTCCTTTCGGGCCTTCAAACCTGCGGGGGTCCATTCCAGAGGCCAAGAGCAGATAAACCCGGCGTCGATGAATAGAGCGATGAGGCGAGGCCCAAGCTTGCTTTCATGAAGCGCTGTGACCTTCATTGCTCATCTCCTGAAACGTATTCAGCCCCACCTTGTTACGGGCGGGGCTGGTGAAATGCAGGCGACCGCTGGGCCGCTTATAGATGTTTGGTTCCAACTGCGCTGCTATCCCAGAACAGCACCGAACATCATCGCCTGATTTGCTGCGAGGGCCACACGCTACCGTGGCTCCGGTTTGTAAGCTGCTGCTTTTCGCCATAGACCGGACTCGCCGCCGTAGCGGTTTCCCACCTCTAAGTGCGCTTCTGGCTTTCAGCGCCGCCTCGCATTCCGTTGCCCTGTTGGGCGAATTGGAAGGGCCGATATTCCGCGAGGCCTAAGCTACCAACACGTACTGATCGGTTTCGCGTCCCTCGTGGCATCTAGGCGTCTCTACTAGGCTAGGCCCAGCAACTACCACTCTGCCACCACGCTCCGAGAATCTTGAAACCAAGGCGCTATCGGAAGCGCGCAACCTTGGAGTTCTTCGGCCAATCGACCGAAACTGATTCGGCGGCTGCGATGCGCAAATCGCCATCTAAATAATCAATAACCTACAGCTTATAAGTTGGCAAGTCCTAAGCGCGCCGTTTATGCTGCCGGTTGCGATATCCCCAATGTTCTGCGAGGTCTTCGAGAGCATTGCGCAAATAGTCTGCAAGCGTTGTTTTCTCGCGGTGAGAGGTACCAAGCTCGGAGATGTTGCGCCCTTCGCCGGCCACCTTTTCGACAATGGCAAAGGCTCGATGACCTATAACCATTTGCGCAGACTTGAGCTGGAATCCTGCGTCTATCTGGTTATCGGTGATAGGCTCTCTTGGGCCTCCCCCGTCAACTGGTTCGCGGGCGTAGTCGAACGATCCTGCGCCAGCTCCACCTAAAACTTCCCAGAGGCGGCGGAATTTGATTGCCGCCTGTACCTGGTGATCTTGAAGGTGGCCCTTTGCTGCCATCATGGCGATCGGGCTTTCACGCAGATTGAGTGCGGCTGTGATTGTCTTCGGGTTCCCCGGTGACCCTGCATGCACACGGCTGTAATGCGGGTTGTCGATCTCTATTGTCCGCATTTCGGAATGCCGGTTGCCGAGACCGTCAAACTCCATCGGCATTTCTGTCTTTCGTGACTTCCTCTTGATCCTCATGCCCGCCGCCCCTTCTATTATTCAGCGCCGCCGCTCGGTCGCTTTAGAACGAGTATCGTGCTCGTTTTCTCCGATCCTTCTCTGAAATAACCTGCCTGATTTTTGTAGAATTGCCCGCGTTTGACCGTCAACTCTCTCTTCTCGATCGAGAACATGAGGCCAAGTATGGCGGTTTCTCTGTCGTCCTCTGGTGTAAGGACGATCTGATCACCACCCTCTTCCATGCACAGTGCTACTTTCATATCTTTCCCCTTACTTCCTGCCGAGAATGCGCTTGATTTCGTCCATGCAGGCCGACGCGCCGCGTCCTTGCAGGTATTGGTCTATGATGCGGTGAATGGCTGTTTCTCGCTTCTTGCGATCAGAGCCGGCCGCCTTGGCTGTGGTGATTGGCTTAGGAATGATGTTCATTCGACCCACCCATTGCGAACTGATCGAGCAATGAAGCCGTGAAGCGTGTAATCGCCGGTCTTCTCTCTCGCCGTAATCATTCGCCGTGAAACCGTCATCAGGTGGCAACCGAGTATTTCAGCTGTCTCACCCATGGTCTTTCCCATCGCTAGCCACTTGGTGACGGACTTCTCTTTTTCAGATAGCGGGCAAGGCTGCGGATGATCTGCGAGGTGCATATTCATCTCCAACTCCTCGCTGCCCGCTCCTGTTCGCGGCGCTGGTACTCTTCCCGGCTTTCCGACATGCGGGCGACGGGCGATACACTGTATGTTCCGAATGGCGGCGGTCGATCGGTCCCGGCATGGGGGAGCTTGGCGCGAGCGTTCGTGAACCAGTCAGAGCGGAAACCCTGCCAGCCGTGCAGGATCTGCATTTCTGCGGCTTCCTGTGGGCTTCCGGTCTTCTCGTATTCCTTGACGAGGAGCTTGGCAGCATATGCGGTCAGAGGCTTCTTCACCGTCTTCTTGCGATGCTCGATGAGGGCGACTGCAAGGTCTTCGCCAACGCAGACGGACAGAATTGTCTTGATTTCTTCGGTCACTTTACCACCTCCAGTTTCCGCTTCGACGGCGCTTTCCTTGGGCCGTGGCCAGATCCCAGCCAGTGGTCGTCATTCTTGTGGCCAATTGGATCGTCGGCCAGTTGAGCGCGGACCTTTTCAACGCCAACCTCAACATCCATCTGATAAACCCGGTCATCAGGGCAATGATCGTTGATGAGGTAAAATTCGATTGGCTCGTCGCTGTAGATCGTGAAGCAGCCTTGCTCATCCATGTTGAGAATAACTCTGTTCATGCTGCGACCTCCTGTGCCGCTTCTGTGACTGTCACAATGCATGGTGCTTGCAGGCCAGAGGCCCACGTCATCACCAAGCGCTGGCATTTGCTGTCGTCCTGAATGACCCCGTGCATGACGAGGAAATCACTGATGGTTTTCATGCGGTCACCTCTGCCCTCTTGGCCGAAACCACGCGTTTGCACTCTCGGCACTCTCGGCCAACCCCGAGTTTGTTATGTTTGGATTTGTGGAAGCTATCCAATGGGAACACGCCCCCGCAATGGGAACACACCCGAGCGTCAAAGCAGTCTTCTTGTCCTATTTTTACGTAGATGTATGGTTCTTTTTTCTTCACTTCCCAATCAACCATGTCGATTGAGAACCATCGATCATCTACATCCAAGGCCACTTTTATGGCGTCACAAAGGGTGTCGACAACGTTCACAGCGTCAGACTTGTGATCGTTCTTTTGAACAAAAAAGCTGAGCCAGACCTTGTTGTTAAAAATAGTTTGGTCCTTCATAGCCTTTTTGGTTTCGCTGATGACTAGGGCCGTATAGTTAAGAACGTGCTCTGGAATGTAGACCCCACCGCCATTCGCGATCTGAGCCCAACGTCGGTTCTTTGACGACGAGTTTGCAAACGGAATTTTGAACGTCACGAACCACTGATAGTCTGGTCGCTTAAATGCTCCAGGCAACGGCCTGCTATTGTCAACCGACCTCTGCCTAAGTTCATCGAAAGCTGCAGACTTAGCAGTCCTATGCTTCTTGATAGACTGGAGGTTAACGGTGCTTCGGCGCTCGCCCTGACAGGGTGCGCAGTAAATCTGCCTTGCCCATAGCGCCAAGAACTCCTTGCCGCATCCGCAGCATGTTTTAATCTTGGCTTTTTGAAATGGCCCAGACATTAGCGCCCTCCATTGGCGTATATCGCGTTGACAGAGACAGGGAATGGGAGGTGGAGGGTTACGGTCATTGGAGACGCCTGCATATCGAGCTTCAAGTTGTTAATGACATTTTTAGCGATCTGCATTGACATCACTCATCATCCTTCAATTCGGGGCAGACCCACTCAGAGAACCACGTCGCCCAATCACGCGCCCACATCGCCAGAGCGTGCCGACGCTCGAAGCTCAGCCAGCGCACGAAGGCGGGCGGTCTTTTCGATGTATTCTGCATGTTCTTGCCGAGCCTTCCTCAGTTGCTCCGCAGTGTCGTAAAGCTCCATCATCTGGAAATGCCGCACGACATTGCTTTCGTTGTTCCACCACCCGCGAAGGCGGCGCTCTGTCCATTTGTTTTCGGGGTCGGCCTTATGAGGGTAGCGCTTGCTAAGCTCCCGAAAGGCCGTGTAGAGCATTTCCGAGACGCGGCGCTTTCCACCGATCTCCTCGACCAGAAAATTTGCTGTCGCTACGTCAGACATTTGCTTGCATTTTCCCTGCTTTAGCATTTCCGCATATTCGGGTGATTCTCCCGGCATATTCCGGTTCTCCTGTGGTTATCTCGCTCTCGTACAGGAGAGACGCAGATGGGCCACAGGCATGAAAATGATGGGATCGCAGGCAAAGCTTGCAACGATGTCCGCGATCCCGGCCCGCCGCATCAGACGAACCTAATTCCGTTTCCAAAGAGCAATCCGCCGCCCCGCTCTTTGGATGCTGATGGCGAGCCGCACTTGCCATCAGCTCATTTCGTTGAACTCGGGGAAGCCACTCAAGCCGTTGTAATGAGACTGGCGAAAGGCTTTCCCCGCGTGAAGGTGATGCGGGCTGATACCTGGGAGGGGGAGGATACCAGCCCGCTTTGAGCGTCTGTTTCAGGGGCGCTCAAAACTCTCGAAGAATCCAGCCCACGACTACGCCAAGCGAGTAAACTATGAACCGCGACCATATGCTTTCCGGATTGTAGCTGACGCCATACAGGTCGTAGACAACAGCAGCACCAACTGAAAGCAGAAAGGCTCCAAGCCAAATCACCGCCCCAAAGGCTATGATTTTTGCTACTGCTTTCATCTCTCTGCATTCTCTCGGTTAATGCGGGCTACCTCTGCCATTAGCTCGGCTTGTAGGGACTGCATGTTGATGGGTTTTGGCTTAGGAGGGCGAGTGGTCATGCGGACACCTGTTCTTTCGACGGGGTCAGCATCGCCTTGAAGATCGAAATATCAGTGCTGCGAGTTTTCACTGGTCGGAAACGGCGCGGGTCATATCCAGATTCATAATATTCACCCTTGTATCTGGAGTTTCCTCGCCTAACCTCTTCGAGCCTCACCAGAACGCATTCCCACAACTCATCCCAGAAAACGCTGCGAATGGTGTATGTTTTGCCCTCAACGATTTCACCAAGAGTTGTGTTAACGACCCTTGCCCCATTACGTGGCGCTTCAAATCGTACATCCGCATCAACGCACACAACCTTCTGCCCAACGACGAAATTGCACTCCATCAATCCCACTCCTCGTTATCCGGGTCTTCTCTGTTGATTACACAGGCGACGTAAAAGAGGAACGCACCAGCGGTGGCGATAAGACCAGCAGCGCACAGGAGGCCGGTTTTGACGATCTCGAAAATCACGATGCACTCTCCTCTTGCTTTGCGAGTTCGAACGGATGAATGGGCTTGACGTAGGGTTGCCAAGCGATTGGCGGCTCATGTGGGTTCGTGTCTACGAAATCACCGCCGTACCAGTACGACTTACGCACCCGCCCACACGGCAGGGCCAGCCACACGTAATCGCCCGTCTTGGCTTCGGTGATGTTGGTGTTCCATGTCATGCTGCGGCCCTGCGATTTCGAGCCGCGTACTCGGCATTTGTTTCCACAACCGAAAGCGGCTTTCCTTGAATCTCGGCCTTAAGTTTTTTGAATTTCTTCTCGGCCAAAGCCTTGATCTGGTTGTCCAGTTCGAGGGCCTTTTCGTATGCGGCCTGTGCTTCCTCAGCCGTCTCGAACAACCCAATGTGGCGCTGGCGACCACCTACGTTGCAATAGGCTCGGTATCGTCTAGTTCTACCCTTGATCGCTATCGCAACACCGATAGGAAGGTCAGCGACCTTTGTTGCGGCGGAGAGGTTTTCGACACCTTCACCGATGAAGACGTTACCGACCTCATAGCATCCCTGATCCCCGATCCGGCACATATGCCAGCCGCGCCCCAAACCTCGATCGGCCCAATGCCCGGACTTTTCCCAAATGTCCCACCACTCCATGAGTGTCAGTCGAAACTCAATTCCGCGCTTGACCTCGGCTGCAAACTTCTGGTGCTGGTACGCTCGGAGAGGTGTTGCGTCTTTCGATTGTCCCTCAGCAACCATCTTCAGACCCAAATCGCGAAGGCCTCTCCATTGCTCAACAGTGCAGGAGTACATATCAAGCACACGCTTGGGCGGGTTTTGGTGAAGCCCAGTCATTGTGCGCGCTCCGGGGTACCGAAAACGTCTGGCCGAAGTTCATGCCGTGAAATCCCGGTAATGCGCTCGACATCAAGCACACGCTCGGCTGGAACTTTCTTCCACTGGGACACGGCTTGGGGAGTAACGCTCCCCAGAGCCTTCGCGAGGGCAGCTGGGCCACCTACAGAGTCTTTGGCTTTTTCGCAGATGTTTTCCATACATGTATGAAAGCATATCTTTCACATAAGCGCAAGCATCTCTTTCGATGAAAGTTCGCCTTTCTTGTTGCATATTCCGCTAATGAAAAAAGAGCCCAAAATAGATTTGAGTCGCGGCGCCCGCATCCGTGAGGTGCGTGAGCAGGTTTTGCGCGTTGATTCTCAGGAAGATCTTTCCGAGACGTTAGGCGTTTCCCGAGGCGCCGTGGGGAACTGGGAGCAAGGCAAAGGGGTCAAGATGGAGAACCTCAGCAAGCTTGCGAAGCTCGCTGACGTGCGTCTGGAGTGGCTGGCTTATGGAACTGGTGAGCGGTCAATGACGGCACCAGCGCAGCCGGATGCGGCTACACCAAAGCGACCACAGCCCAACGCTAGTTTCCCCCCTCGTTGGCAAGCATTCCCGGGAGACGTATCTATCCCGTTGAGAGGTCAAATTTCAGCTGGTCCAAACGGCCGCTTCATCATGAACGGACAGGACATAGCCAGGGTATTTTGCCCACCCGGCCTTGAAGATGTTGAGGGCGCCTATGCGGTCCAGATACAAGGGACATCAGGAGAGCCGCGATTTTACAACGGCGAAACGGCATGGGCCAACCCACACGCCCGATATCGCAAGGGTGATGACGTGATTGTTCAAATCCTTGGGGATTTTGAAGATGATGAGGTTTCGAGCTATATAAAACGCTTTGAGAGCCAAAGCGGCGACGTTCTACGTCTCTACCAGTATAACCCCGGTCCAGATGAAACTCATGAACTGGAGTTTCCGGCATCCAAGGTTTTCAGCATCCACAAGGTCGTTTTTCACGCAATGCTGTGATCTGATCCCGCGCGCCAAGTTGGACGTATCGTGAGATTTCTCAGCGCCGGCAGCTTTTTAGGACACTCACTGCACCTTATTTTCCGGCATAATTGCATGTAGTTATGCACCCCGAGGTCGCCAGCTTTTCTTAAGTTGTCAAGGCCAAGAATTCGAGAATGACCGCAGTCGTCGCAAGCGACATAAAGACTTGATATTTCAACAACAAGTCTCATCGCATCCGGATGATCGACTGGCGGCCTCTTCATTTCTCTCTCCCGTTTGTTCCTATTCCGTTCACGCTAAAAAAGCACCTTCTAACGGAAGAGTCGAGTCGTTTTGATTCGCTTTCGGGAAAATAAAATCTCGCATGAGTTTCATCGCTCACACACGTATATCCTACTACCTATTCAACTCTCTGTTCTATCTCTGAAATCTTGATCTTGAACTTGATGAGAGGGAGGGAGACAGCAAAGCTCCCCCTACCCCTCAGAACCGAAACCGATCCCAAAAGGCAGGGAGAGCGTTTGCTCGACTTGAACCGTCAGGTCGGTCGGTCGATTTGCAGGATGCCTCTCGGCTAATCCGTCCTCATTTTCTGGCAGCACAGTAGGACTTACGCTCCCCGCGCCTCGGGCTTCACCAGCTCGGGAGTTGCACCCGGTCGCCCATCTGTGCCGCAAGATACGCTTTCACTTTTCGGAAAGCAATGCTTTCTTTTCGCTTGCGCATGAATGAAAGATATGCTTTCATAAGTCATCAGCAGCGACGAAGACGCCTCACCCGCCGATCTCGCTGCCACCACAAGAACCGGAGATACGACGATGGCCTCAACAGCCACTTACCAGTGCAAGGAATGCAAAAAGCCTTTCGAGGCTCGTACTGCAGACCGCGCTCGTGGTTGGGCGTTGTTCTGCTCCAAGTCCTGCAAAGCGGTGAAGCAGACCAAGCGGCGCAGCAGGAAGTCGTCCTATCCGCGCCATGACGGCCGGTCGCCTATGAAGTTCAAGGTTTGCGGGTGCTGCGGCGAGGCTGCCGTCAATGGCGTCCACACGATCACCGGCATCGAATGGCTTTGCCAGCATCACATGGATGACAACGAACACCCATTCAGCGGAGACGGCCTCGGTCAGTGGTGACCGGGCGGATCTCCAATTCGATCTCAACCACTGAGGATGAGCAAATGGAAAAGCACATCGAAGCATTGAAAGCCGCGCTGGATGCGGAATCTGCCGGGATGAACCCGAGCCGGTCTTTCAAGGCCAATTCCGAAGCATTCAAGGCAGCATCGATTGCGTTCCATGATTTCCTCCTCAAGAGCATCAAGGCTTGCGGCGGTGACATCGACTACATGCCGGACGCGAGTGTCCTGTCGCTGGATATCGACCACGCATTTCAGGCTGGCGAAGACGCTGCCGATGCCAAGGTTCCTCTGGTCCCTGAGTACGACACCATGAACCACCGCACTCTCGGACTCGTTCGCGGCGCAAATCTGCAGGCTGCGGAGTGATGACGATGAGCAACAAATACCGCGCAGAACAGTACATCTCGATCAGCGCCAGCGAGAGCGGGACAGAGATTGAATTGCAGATGGTGGTGGACTTCACGGTCCATCCCGGCAGCAAGGCAACGCTGGTTGATCCGGCAGAAATGCCTATGGCCGAAGTCAGCAAGGTTCAGTTCTTCAAGATGCAGGGCCTCAAGGCGTTGCCTGACCCTGTGTCGATACCAGACTGGATCGAAGAGCATTTCACGACCGGCGACGACTTCCACACTTGGATGCTCACGGAAGCCGATCAGCAACACCAGTCTGCCAAGGAAGACGCCGCCGACCATCGTCGCGAGATGATGCAGGAGGAACGCCTGTGAGCACGATAACCTGCGAAGAAGTTGGATACGAAGTTGGTCAGGTATGTGGTCGGGAAGGATGCCTTGGCCTTCTGGAAGAACACGATACGGACCAGAGCTGCAGTTGCCATATCAACGCTCCGTGCAGCAAGTGCACCACACCACGCGAGTATTGCCCGGTTTGCAAGTGGGAAGCCGAAGACGATCTCGTCGTTGAGGCTGAAGGAACCATCTACTTCGCTCCTATACCGTTTGTCGAGAAAGTCCGCCGTGTGCTGGACCCATCGAAGATTGACTACACAATCAGCATGCACAGCAACTCATCGCAGAAAGTCGAGGGCGTATATCCGGCCGGCACGACGCGAGAGGACGTTATAGCGCGGGTGCAAGGCACCTTTGGCGGTCGTTTCGAACGCTTCGGCGGCGGCAAGTTCACCTACATCGCCTACACGGACTAACCGCGACAGCCGCCCCGCCAAGGGCTTCAGACAAGGGATAGGGAAATGAAGACCAACGACAGATCACAGCGCAAACGGATCATTGTTCGACAGGTTCGCGAAACGGTTTGCGACGCACTTGCCGATTGGATCGAAGACCAGTTCGAAAGTGGTCACGAGATCGATGAAGTTTGGGCGATGCTCGAAGCTGCCCGTGACGAAATCAAAACGCAGGTGCGCCCGTCATGAGCGCAAAAACAAACCCCAATCACAAGGCGAGATTTATAGTCGTCATCGAGTGCGAATGCTCTTGCGGGTGGAAGGGTGCCGGATGGTGCAACAAGGGGGCGAAAGCCAACGCGGCCGCAGAGTGGCGCGGCCATCGCGAGAAGTGTGAAGCGGTAGAAGGGGCGAGCCAATGATGGGTAACCGTTGGGTTCAATCGTCAATCCTTTTCGGCGTGGCGATAGGCATTTGGGTCGGCGGGTGGCTTCCACTGGTCTGGCCACAAACTCCCGTTCATCTGGTCCTGCCGATACCGTTCGGTCTTCTGTCCATGTGGATCGGCGCAAAAGCACGCGGCACAGACGGATGGGGCGGACCTTGGAACGGCCCCACCAAGTAACCACAGCAAAGCGGGAGAAGAAGATGAGCAAGCATACTCCGTGGGGCGTCAATCGCCTATCCAGCATGTTTCCGCAGTCGGGTCAGGTTTCGACACAACGGAATGGCAGGTGGGTCAGAGCAGTTGCGACCCCTTATCGCAAGAACATTTTCGAAGCCATTCGTGCCGCATGGTGGGTTTTCACCGGGAAAGCAGAGGCTGTTGTTTGGCCCGAAGCTGGCGATCTGGAAGACGCAATAGACCCCCGAAACATGCGCAAGGCCTAACCAACCCACCGGCTTTGTCAGAGTAACAACACACCACCCAGCGGGCTTTGTCAGCGTACCCGCGCATTAAAGGGCAGGAACAATGGCAGATATCATTACCATAGCAGAAGTTGTCGCCAGAGCGCCTAAGGAATGGGAAAGGCAGTATAAGGGTATCTTTGGAGACCGGTGGGCTAAACATCGGGAAATTACGAAAAAGCTCCTTGCTTTGCCTGAAGGATTCACTGCTGCCGACGTCGACGCGATAACTGGCAACGGGAGTTGGACGTCTCTGACATGCGATGAGTGCGGTCAGGAAGTCGAGGCTGTGGCCTGCTTCGGCCGCTCCGAATACGATGCGCCGTCTTGCTGCGTCTGCGAAGTTTGCATCCGCAGGGCTGCCATTGCAGTACGCGTCTCCCGGAAGGCTGGTGCGTGATGCCCCATTTCTCCACCACCAACACACAAGAAGCGGATGACGCGGAGATTGTCGCGTTCGGTGAGGCAAAGGCCGCAACGCGCCGGGCGGCCGAGATTAACGTGTCTCTGCAACGGACTTTCACAAAGCTCCGCATCGGCACGGAATGGGCAATCCTCATTCACGTACTGCTTTTCATAGCAACCGGCGCAGCGATGATCAAGGCCAACGAATATTACCGGCAGCAGGCAATCATCCATCAGGAGGATCCTAAATGGTAGACCCATACGCAGATCACCTAAAGGGCGCACGCATGGCACGCCGTCTTGCAGCAGAATACCGCGCTGACGCTGAGAAGCCAGATACGCCCGACTACCTCCGAACCAAATGGCTTTCCGAAGCCGATAAATGCGACGAGCGCGCTGATTGGTACGAGACACGCGCAGCCTGGTACGCGCCGCCGGCAGAAATGGAAGCGGCAGCATGACCCCGACCTTTTGCACCGACTGCGAATTCGTCGTCGCGGAATCTCGCAAACGTAGCCCGACCGGATGGCTTTGCCTGAAACACAAGCGGCTTGAGGGCCAAGGCTTCGTAGACCCGAAGTTTTGGTCAAACGAGGAGCCTTACCTTCGCTGCAAGGATGTGAATGCGGGTGCGTGCCCGCTCTTTGAAAAACGCAGGGAGAATGAAAATGGCTGAGCCGCTTCCCCACAAGAACATTCACCAGCGCCTTGCTGAAGCTATGCGGGCTGTGTCCTACATCCAGAAAGAGCGCAAGCAGGGCATGAATTACACCATCGTCTCGCATGACGCTGTGACGGCCAAGGTTCGCCCTGCTCTTCTTGAAGCAGGTATCGTATACTATCCGGTCCGATGCGATCACGTCCACAATGGCAACCGCGCCGAATGCTCGATGACCGTTCGTTTCGTAAATGTGGATGATCCGAAAGATTTCTTCGAAGTGCCGACGTTCGGCTATGGCATAGATCCCCAGGACAAAGGCCCAGGCAAGGCAATGTCCTATGCCGTCAAGTATGCGCTCTTGAAAGCGCTCGGGCTTGAGACTGGTGACGACGCCGACAACGAGAGCGTCAATTTCTCGGATCAGGACGCGCACGTTCCGCCGTTCAATGCCAAGGCGGCCGCCGACAGGATTACGGTAAAACTCAACCGTGCGGCAGATTTCGCAACACTCTCGAAATTCTGGGCAGAGGAAAAAAGCATCGTGGACAAGATCGGTGCTGAAAACCGCGATCTTGGCGCATCGCTCTACGCCCTTCGGGACACTCTCAAAGTAAAATTAACACCTTCGGAGGCCGCATAAATGCAGATGCTCATCATCGCCGGCAATGTCGGTAAAGACGCCGTTCTACGTCGCACGAACGAAGGGGAGCCGGTTCTAGGCTTCTCAATCGCCGTAGATAACGGCAAGGACAAGAGCGGCAACGACCGTCCATCGACATGGTTTGACTGCGCGTTATGGGGTAAGCGCGCCGAAGGTTTGGCGAAGCACATCGTCAAGGGTTCGAAGCTCACCGTTTCCGGCCGCCCTACGGCTCGCGCCCATGACGGTAAAGCCTATCTCGGCATCAACGTCGACAATCTCACGTTCATGGGAGGCCCCAAGCCTGCACAGCGGCCGAACGACGAGCCGGAACGCGATAGCTACGGCAACCAGCAGCCGGCCAACTTCGGGGATATGGACGACCAGATTCCATTCGCTGCGGAGTTCCGCTGATGAAATCCGAAAACGCTCCTGTTTATTGTTTGAGGCGTGGCGACACCCTCATAGGTGAAATGGAAGCCGACCGCGAGTGGATCCGCCAGCAGCCGCACGACATGCGGATCAAGGTGGAACTTCGCACCGGTCGCTCTCCGCAGCGCTTGCGCTTCTATTGGGCCTTTCTCGGTAAGGTCGTGAAGGCCACCGAGTGTGCGCCGACAGCCGAAAGCCTGCACGCGCTCGTCAAGATGGAAACCGGCTTCACCACGCCGATCAAGGTAAAAGGCTACACAGTTTTAGTGCCAGCCAGCGTTTCATTCGGCTCCATGAGCGAGCCGCAATTTGAACAGTTCCTTGAAAACGCTATCCGCTTCATTGCCGAGACGTTCGGCGTGACGCCAGAGCAAGCATTCTCGGAGGCAGCATGAGTACCCTTGTTTCGATAGCTCTTTACTTCGCTTCAGCATTCTTTGCTCTCTGCCTTGGCATAGTTTCTGAGAAATGCAAATCAGGTGACGCTACAGAAAACGACGCTAGGACTGCCGTCCTCTTAACGGCTGCGGCTCTAACGATTGCAGTAACTTTGCAGGTGTTCCCATGACCCGCATCGTATCCGCCACACCCGAGAAAATCATCATCGAGTTTGAAAAGCGGCTGGAGCTGCATGACGGCCACAAGCTGGTCAGGGTCTCGCTTCCAAACCTTCTCATCTATCAAAGAGCATTGGAGGCGAAATGAACAGCATCCATCAGCATTTGAAGCGCTATCCCCATGCTCGCCCGTCAACGCTGGCCTACATCACCAAACGCGACGAGACCACCAAGCGTCTCCAGCGCGAGATTAACACACGCCTGCCTTGGTGGAAGCGCCTGTCCCGCGCGCTGGGAGGGTAGAGGTGATGGTCACCACTATCTCAATCGCCCTGTATGCCGTCTCTATGTGCTTTGCAGCCATGTTCGGCACGATGGCTGAAATGGATAAACGCGGCAAAGTCATCAAGTTTCACGGCCGGTGCGTCGCCAGCTTAACGGCAATCTTTTTCGTGATGGCAGCTACCTTACAGGTGGTGTCATGAGCCGGACCGAGTTCACTCGCAAAACCAAGCAGGAAGCGTTGCAGCGATCCGGCATTCGCTGCGAGGCCACAGGCACCCGCTACGGCTTCGAGGAAGGCCAGCAGTGCAATTGCAGCCTGTCGCTCGGCGTCCAGTACGATCACGCTGTGCCGGATGCGCTGGGAGGCGATAACAGCCTGGAGAACTGCCTCGCCATCTGCGTTCAGTGTCACCGCTTTAAAACCCGCAACGACGTGAAGCAGATCGCTAAGTCGAATCGTCAGAGGGACAAGGCGTCGGGCGTCATCCGTCCGGCTGGCAAAATCAAATCTCCCGGCTTTCCAAAGATCGAAAAGCCTAAAAAGGCCGTCGTCTACCGGCCCGTCACGTTCTATCGCGAGGATACGCCATGACCGAGAAACCCGAAGACGCCTGCCCCGTATGCGCTATGGCATTCAAGTCCAACGACATTTGCGCGACGGATATCGAGCTTGGCATTTGCCATACGGAATGTCTCGAAGAAACGCCAGTCGTTGATCTCAGCACAGGCGAACCAAGCGACGGGCCTATCGACACTTGCCGTTATGACAGCCTCGATGAGGTGAAGTCATGACCGCATTGGAACAGATCAAGAAGGGGCTGGAAGGCGTGACGCCAGTAGCATGGGCTTGGAAAGGCCCAAAGGGCGGTTTCCTTGCTGACGACAAAAAGCCTTCATGGGATTGCGAGCCGCTTTACTCAGCGTCCACCCTCGAAAGCTTGCAGCGCGAGAACGCCATCCTGCAAGAGCGCACGGCTGACTATCCTACGATATCGGCAAGGCTTCATGACCGCGAAAAAGCGCGAGATGCAGAACAGAAAGCCTGCCGCGAAGTTATAGCCCGCGCCGAGGCAGCAGAGGCCGAGGTGAAGCGGCTTCGTGAGGCTTTGGAACGGTTTCTCCCATATCACGACGCAGAATACGTGCCGAACACCTTGTTCGACATTGCCCGCACAGCCCTCGCCAGCACAGGAGGCGAACACAATGGTAACTGATGAGATGGTCGAAAAGGCCGTGAACGCCGCGCTCAAAGCTGACATCATTCCTGCTGATGATCCGAAACATTCAGGTGTTCGGATAAACGAATATCTTTCGTACACACCTGCTGAGGCTGTCGAGTTGGGCGTTCAGCTCACTCAAAAGACAGAGGACGGAAAACCACGCTGGCACGGGTTCACGGATATCATGGGCGATGAGTATGACGACACAAATCGCGCGATCCTGCGACCCGTGGTCCGCGCCGCCCTCGAAGCCGCCCTGTCCGCTGCGGAGCCGGTGGACGCGTCATCCGTGTCCGCTAAGGCTTGGACGCAAAAGGATATGGAACGCGAGTACTTGGCGTTTAAGCAATGGTTTAAAGAACAGGTGTACCCCAAATTCCCTCAGGAATACCCATTGATTGCCGAGAATGCGATGCATGCGGCTTGGCAGATGTCCGCCGAACGCTCCGCCCTCTCCGCACAGGTGCAGGACGAAAGCGAGATCGTTGATTGCCTGTTGGCAGGAAACCCCTTCGTGTTCGACCCGGCAACCAACTTCTGCCACGCAGATGACGGTGGCGCTCCAGAGCACGGCATCAAATACGTTCCCGCCGCACAGGTGCAGGACGTGGCGGGGTGGCAGCTCGTGCCGAAGGAGGCAACGCGAGAACAGTTGAGCATTGTCTACGAGCAGGTTCAGAACGGAGAGGTTGACGATAGGTCATGGGCCGAACTGTATGCAGCATTCATCGCCGCAGCACCCGCAAAGCAGGAAGGCTGACGATGGCCGATACAAAATACGAAAAGGTCTGGGTGCAAAACATCAAGGGGATGTTGCGCGGCGTTCAGTTCACAGACGAAATGAAGGTCGCATGCCTCAGAGAGTTTGAGGCGTTCATATCCGCAGCAGAGAAGCGCGAGAAGGAGGCAAAAACCGGATGGGCATTTGATGAAGGCGATCTGGTCCGCAAGAAATCCGGCTCATGGTGGGAAGGCCGCGTAGTCGGCACATATACGACCGAACAGACCCCACGCGGATATGCCGTCCAGTTGGATAAGCCCTTCGGACCTGTCCAGATTTACCCGGAATCGGCTCTTGAGAGCGCCCTGCAATCGGAGGAGCGGTGATGGCTATCTCAAAATTTGAGCAATCTATCCTTGAGGCTCTGTCACGGGTTCCAGATGGATATTCGCAGAGATTGGACGGGCTAAAATGCGAGCGAGGCGTTATTGAGAACAATTATAGCTTCATTACGCTTCGCCTATTTGTGATGCAGAGGAAGGGATTAATTGGCAAGAAGAACATTCATCACTCAATATTCCCGAGCGTTAATGTCCTGCCTTTTCTTTTCATCACCGACGCCGGCCGAGCGGCGCTTGAAAGGAGCGAGGGATGACGAGCCTGTTAGACCAAGCCATATCGCCATCGGTCGCCGTTGAAAAAATGGCCGCTTGCGGTATCCACCTCTCCGAACGAACATTGAGGGAGCGCGCGCGCCAGCTGGGCGCATGCCGTGTCATCGGCAAAGCCATGTTCCTCATGCCGTCCGATATCGAGACAATCATCAATTCCGCACGACCGGAGCCTAACGAATGCCAGACCTCTACAAGCGAAAAGGCAGCGACGTCTGGCAGTATGAATTTACGGTGGACGGACGCAGAACACGCCGCTCTGCGAAAACGACTGATAGAAGGCTCGCGGAAGACATCGCCATCAAAGACGAAGCAGCGCAACGTCGTGCCGCTGTCCACGGCCCGGAAGCCGTCCTAGAATTCCGCCATGCGGTTGCCCTCTACGCCGATGACGGTCGAGACCTTCGCTTCACCGTGAAGCTTCTCGATCACTTCGGGAAAACGCTTATCAAGGACATCACCGGTCCCGAAATCCGCAAAGCCGCAAAACTCCTCTACCCCAACGCAACGCCGGCAACCTGGAATCGTCAGGTGGTTACGCCCATGCGCGCCATCATCAACCATGCTGCGGACGCCAAGGGGCTGACGAAGATCAGCGTTAAGCGGTTTCGTGAGGAGAAGAAGTCGCGGCCGGCGGGCAGCAAGGAATGGATTGACGCGTTTTGCAAGGCGGCCAAAAAGATGGATATGCCGGAGACGGCAGCTATCGCTCGGTTCATGTTCGAGACAGCAACGCGCGTTTCGGAAGCGTGCCGCCTGAAATGGGACGATGTAAACCTCCAGCTCGGAACCGCATATCTGGAAAAAACCAAGACGACGCCGCGCAAGGTGTTTTTGACCCGTGCTATGGTGATTGATCTAGCCAATATCCGAAGCGTTCACCCCTATCTCGTTTTTGCCGCCGCCAATCGCTCGACGGTGAAAAAAAGAGTTGACAAGGTTATTGCGGAAGCTGGCTTGACGAGGCTGACCAGCCACGAATTTGGGCGGCATGGGTTTGCAACGGAGATGATCGTCAGAAACGATGTGGATGTGGCAACCACCGCAGACCATGGCGGATGGAAGTCGCGCAGATTGCTGATTGAGACGTATGTGGAGGGTGATGCCAACCGGGAAGTTATCGACCGTGTTTTTGGAAAAAAAGAGCGCCGTTGACACAAATCTGGCACACGACGATTTTGATAATAAAAATATTGACCGAATTAAATAATGAAATCAGTAGTTTGAAAATGGTTACGGAGGTAAATCATACTCCCTTAGCAGGGGAGCGCCTTCGACCACTCGGCCACCTCTCCGGT